AATAAATCTAACCATGTCATTTTCTGAACCAATTAAACTTGCTCCAAGTATTCCAAATGCACCGGAAGTTAAAAAGGCTTTTTCTACTAATCCAAGTAATCCTAAATCAAGACCTGCTATTGTCGCCTTTGTTCCGAGCTTAATTGCTTGTCCAAAGCCTGTTATAGCGTCCCTAGCTCCATTAACTTTTCCAGTTAATAAGCCCATTCGATCTAGTACGCTTCCAGAAATAAACGCAAGCAATGCTGTGCCGCCAACTTTTATTGTAGTAGTAAACGTTTCCCACGCGGCCCTAGATGCTAGAATATCTTGCTCAAGTTTTGCAAAATAATCCGCCTGACTTATTTTTAACTCTGTTAGCTTTACAGTGAGGTCATCTAAACCATCAGCAAATTCTAAAATCTCATTACCTGCTTTAAAGTTTCCTCTACGAATTTGCAAAAGGCCCAAGCCTTTGACAAGTACGGCTATACGTCTAACATTTTCTGGGTTTGTGAGTAGGTTGAAAAGTTCTGTGGTTCTTAGTATCTGATCTTTTACAGCTGCAAACCCATCTACGATAGTGAACGCTGCTTGTGAAAGATTTGAAAAAGTATTAACGACTTCTAAAGTAGAAGAGTTTAGACCTAGCATAGAGTTTTCGGTAGAATCAACCGTCTTCTCTAGCTGCATTAATTGTTTTTCAGCTATGGCAAGTTGTGACTCTAGTTTTCTTACCCTATCAATAGTTTCTTGAGCCCCTTTAGTAAGTGGGCTTATATCCCCTTGGTTCTCAACTATGATCTTTATTTTAAAATCTTGGTTTCTACTTACCGCCACTTGTGCCGCCCTTCTTACCGCCAAAAATCCCTTTAACTACGGTTAAGGTAAAATCTTGAATGTCTTCCCACATGCGCCCATATGTCTTTTCTTTCCATCTTTCGACAAAAAATGGGAAAACTTCATAAAAAAGCTCATCCTGATCACAAAAAGACCCTTCTCTAGGTAGTATACCAGTTTCTAGGGCCACTCGTGACTGGTTGAAAAGCTCAGCAATTTCAGGATACCAAGTTGCTTTTGCAGGGCAAAAATTTAACGGTATGTCAGCTTTTAAAGGGTTCACTTTCATGGGCCTCTTTAAATTGTTAAACCCCTCCTCCTCACAATTCCTTTGTTTAGAAGTTACGGGGTTTTTTCGACATATAGAGCAATCAAAGATCTTCTTTCTATCTGGTGGCCCAAAATAAAGATCAATCATTGCCCCTATGAGTTTTTTGCTTCGGCTCTAACTCCGTTATCTAATACCAAGCTAGAATAGAGAGAAAATATCGCATCTATTACACCGTAATTATTGAGTACGGCTAAAAGCTTTTCATCAGCATAACCATCGTAGTTTTTCATTACAAAACACTCATCTTCGGGAAGATACGCGGGGTTTTGAATGTCTTTTAAAGAAAGCCTAGCAATTCTAAACTGCCAGCTACCGAGTGAAACAGATGGCTTACCCTCTTCATCCTTAGACCCGATCATAGAGTTTTTAACCATAGCCGCTTCTTTGCCTGAGAAACTAAAGTTACAAATAAACTTGGTGGGCTCTTTGTCGGAAACGTAACGCAAATGCGAGATATCCCCAGTTTTTACATACATCTGGTAATCGCACTCTTCGTTATCGTGGTCGATCGCATCGTCATTTTCTAGGATTACTGGGACACATGAAAGGTTAATTGAGCTTTTAACTTTACGTAGGGCCATTTTTATATCTCCTATGGCTATGCTGTACTAGCTGAATTAAAGGGGCCATAAGGCCCCCCTAAATAGAAACATTATCTATAAGAAACTACAACCGGATCTTGTGCGCCCGCTGATGACTCATGAAGACTACCCTCCAAAGTCACTGGTGTAGTTCCTTCCTCAGGCACCTCGATCGTAGGAACCGCTGTAATCCATTTCTCGGCTCTTATTCTTAGGTATCTGCCACTCGCAGAATTACCCAAGATGATTTCAGGAGAAAATCCGTTGAATTTGCTTGTCTGAACAACCTCGGCAAAGTTTTCGTTGGAAAGATCTACCGTCACAGCTAGGTTCATATCCATTCGAGAACCCGCAACAAAGCCTTGGTTTCCATCTGTACCAAAGCAGTTATTTACAAGCGTATGATTGTTAGTAAAGCCTAGGACAATGTTCGTTACACAAATATTGCTAGAAGGTGCTTTATAATCAAACTTAAACGAGCCTTCCAAGTCTGTGTAAATATTTTCCCTCGCTGTTTGCTGTACTGCGCCGGGATGCCAAGGAGCAATGTATCCGTTGTCTTCGATGTCCACCGCTGCACTTAGTTGGACAGTATGAAGCACCTCATCCAAAGCCAACACGGTTAAACTACCATCTGCGCCCGCTGTTATTGTTCGCCCGTCAGCTGCTACAATCATTACAGGAACGTTTAAGTCATAGCGTAGCTCATGACCCGCATCAACAGTAGCCGTATCGTTAGCGACTACAGCACCGTCAACTCGCGCAATTCCCGCTATTAAACGCGTCGCACCTGCCCCAGACCAGTCTTCAGTAGCTACACCATCGCCGGGGAAAGTCATGGTCATATCGTTAACGAAACAACCTGTATAATATTCCGCGAAAATAGTAGAGACTCGCACTAAAGAGAAAAACTTATTAGGCAATGCTTGGCGGTAGTCGATACTTACCGAAGGTGTTACCGTTTCGCTTCCTAGCAAAGATTCCCAAAGAAGACGAACAGCCTTGTCTAAAGAATCACCCGCTGCGCCCTGCATGTTTACAAGCGTTTGGAAGGATAACTCTACAACCTTTTTTTGCTTCACAACGTTAGGCGTGTAGAAACGTCCAGAACGATGCGGAGAAGGTTCGATTGGCTGGTTAAACGTAGGCCCGCCAGTGGTATAAAGTAGAAAGTCCTCATCATCGACGCCAACTGCTTCATTTCCACCATTCGCCAAACCTAACTCAAGATCATCAGCCAAGTTATCAACCGAAGCATCTGCAATAACTACAGAAGACGCTACTCCGGTTTGTTGGCTGTAAAATTCATAATGATCGGTTTCCCACTGGCCCCAAACTCTTTTATCTGAACCAGCTGCAATTAGTGCCGTGTTGATCGCAGATACTAAAGCCGCTGCAATTAATGGTCCCGTATTTAATCCCGCTACGACTACCGCAACATCTCCCAAAGCTACACCATCTACAGTAACGTCTAGTTTATTATCAGAACCCGCGCTAATGTCTTCAGAAGGAGCTGTGTTCCCACCGATAGAACTTCCTTGTGTGCCTATTGAAGGTGGGTTAAAAGTTCTTGGCGTAGTCTCTTCTTTAAGAAACATTGCGCCATCTAGGCCAAGGTTATAACCTTCCCTGTCACCATCTAAGATTGATTTGTAGTTCACATTTGATCTATAAAGCTGCATTGATAAAACCTCCTAAAGATTAAAAATCTTGGTCTGATATTCGACCTGAAAAGTGAGACAGTAGACACGGTTTGCTTCGATCATGTTTAAATCTGGCGTAACTGACACCAGTTTTACTTGTCGAATACTTGGGTGAATTGTACGAAATTCGCTGGTAGTCGTTGCACTGGGAGAATTAGCATACACTGCTTTTACTACGTCCCTTGTAAAATTGTGCATCTTCGTATCAACCACCCGCGTTTCCCATAATTGTAATTCAAATTCCCAAGTGCCGATGGCACAACCTTGCTCCATTCGCATCGTATCAATGCTGTCGATCAAAATTATAGCCGGAAGAAAGTCATCCTGAATCTGTAAACCCATAGGTATTTCATCGTAAAATACCGTTTCTATATTGGTAGCATACCCGTTAACTGCCTTTATTGTACCAAGTCTATCGGCAAACCCCTGCATTATTTGGCTTCGGATGGAATCGGTCATTTATTAACCTCCGATTCTAAAAACCTAGCAAATTCAGCGGGAAATTTATTAATAGCCGTTACAATAGCTGGGGTTAGATAAGGTCTTTTAGGCATTTCGACATCATCACGAAGGTAGAAAAGGGCTTGGAATATCTCCCTAGCCGTAGAGCCGACCCCTACCCTTTTAATATTGAATGCTGTTAAGTTACCGGATTTTGATTCCAGTATAGCAAACTTATCCGCAGGATTTCTACGGGTTTTCATCTCCGTTACAAATTCCCTTGGTGTTAAACGCTTAAACTTTGCCTCTACATAATGATTCTTGATCCATAAATGATTGGCTTTGACCGGCTTTATCGTTCCACCCTCTTCGTGAATCTGGCCGTAAGGAATACCAAACACACCTAGATAACCCTCTAACACACCGTTTTTAGGGGTCTCTAAACCGGCTCGTATAGCATTAAATAAGCGCCCGGATAGTCGTCTACCATTTCGCCCCGTAAACTGTGCCTTGGCATTCCTAATAGCATCAGCTTGCGACTCTAAAACAACCTTACCATGCGCAAGCGCAGCGGCTCGTTCAATCCTGCTTTTGCTGGACCTAACATAGTCTAGTAATTCTTGCGCGCCTTCGATTGTTGCCAATGTTACTTTGTCCTTTGTGCGTATCCTATAGCGTCGTAACCAATGTATTTATATTTTTGGAGCATTCCCTTTACCTGAACAGGTAGCCCGCTTTCCTCTTCCCATACACCGCCTTTGGTGCCGCCTATGGATTCAGATTCATCTTTCTTTGATCTTGATCCTACGTGTTCGGCGTCTGAGCTATGGTACTGAGCAAATATTTTTGTAGCTTGCAGTATAGCTAGCTTTATATCCGCTGGAACTGACGTATAACCATGAGTATAGTCCACTCTAATCGTGCCCCTACCCCTTGGAGTATATTGACAAGTAAGCATGATACTTACATCATCAAAATAGTATTCAGTGGTATCGAGTACGTTACCACCTGAGCCATCCGCTTCCACGTTAAAGACTACTTGCTGCACACTGATTAAAGGGAAATCACCAGTGGTTATAATATCCTCTATTTTACCGTCGATTAGTTTATTAGTTACAACCTTCGGCGTTACCGAAACATCAATGTAACCTAAAACAGCCTCTTCCATACCGTCGAGAATGATTTGATTTACCGCATCGTTCTTATGGGCCTCTCCGGGAGTTAGGCCCACAAAACCCTTGTAATCATCTAGTGTACAAATACTACTCATACCTTCTTAGCCGCCTTCTTTTTTGTCTTCTTTTTTCCCGAACTAGAACCCATATCCCTAGTGGACTGGCTTTCCTCAATAGAATCACTATCCCCAGTGGCTTTAGGTTTTATGTAGTCTTGCTCTACCGTTCCCTTAAGAACCTTCCATTTTTTCTTGTCCGTTAGTTCCGTTTCACCTTCTATTTCTAGGGCATATTTAGCTGCTACTAATGAGCCAAGGCTTTCCTCGACAACAATCGACATTCCCGGTTTTAGCCAAACCGCGCCGCATTCCAAAATCATTGTATTTGCATGTTTCGCTTTTAAAACAAGTGCTTTCATAATGGTAGTTCTCCAAAAAAATAAAAGCCCCCTGCCCAAAGGCAGGGCAAGGGGCAGCATGATTAAACAAATACCGCTTTAGCTCTTCGCTATGTTATAGGCCATTACAACACTTGTTTCTTTGATGCTTTGAGGAACACCACCGAAAGAAATTCTGTTTTTACCAGCCATTAACAATTGGTCGCTATTTGCTAGTGAAGGCGTCGCCCATATGCGGTTTGCTTGGCGAATCCATCGCTTAAAGCGATCGACATGTACTAAAAGCATCGCCGTTCTATCAGTAGTTACACCATCATAAACACCAGTGGCGTTTAGATCTTCTCTCATATACTGAGAAGTGATTGGCTTAATACCGAAGACAGGAGAAGCGTTACCTGTTACGTTTGAAGCCAAAGAGCCCAAAGCGAAAGCTGTAAACAATTCAGGAATCGCGCCCGTTACTAAATCAGTTTCGATTGAGCAAGGCATGATAAACCGTAGTTTATCTTTTTCAGAAGCGAAGCAATTCATTAACTTGAGAAGGTTTGCAAACAAGTCTTTATCTGCAAGAGCGTTAGCGTGGTTATACGCTGAAACCGCTGCACCGCCGCCAAGAGTGGAATCGTTATCATACGCCCTACGTCGAAGACCTTTAAACGCTTTTGCAAAGGTAGCATTCAAGGCAAGTGCTTGAAGGTCAGAATCAAAATGAGAGTTACCGCGTGGCGATCCTGAGTCGTCACCGTTTATAAGGGCTCTTTCTTCTGATCTCATAAGACCCATCATAACTTCGCGTCGAATGTGGTCTATAATTGCGGGTACTGAATCTTGATTAAGATCTTCCCCAAGGCAAGTATGTACCACGTTATTGCGCGCTGTTACTTGGTAAGAAGTTTCAGAGTTTGATTGCTCTGTGAAGATTGCTTTGTCAGCCTCTTCAACACCTTCCAAAGTCCCGTCGGTTCCCGGTACGTCAACGGTTTTCGATTCCATTGGTAATTGGTCGAACTGATCGGCTAATATATGAGGGATTTCGTACTCTTCAAAAAAGAAACGAGCGTTAACGGTTGGAACCCAGCTAGAAAAATCATCTATGCTATAAGATTTCAACATTGGCCCAAGGAAATTTTTATACCAAGGGGTTGCTTTCATCATTTCAGGAGTAACTGCGACATCACCACCCGCATCCATGCAAGCCATCG